TGTCGCTCAGCAGCACCAGCAAATCGGCCTTGGCGCAGCAGCAGACGATGGCGGCCAGCGTATCGTTATCCCCAATGGAGGTGACCCCCACCTATGCCTGCTGTCCCCAGGGTGGAGACCGACATCCTCACGAAGGGGGACAGCTTTTTATTGCGGGGGGTGTGTATTATTTTCATCGCCCCCGGTGCGTAGTTCCAGTGTACCTCCCCCGGCTTGTTGTACTGTACTGTGAATGACAGGTCCAGTTTACCGTTGCCCGGGTCATCAAACAGGGTCTCGTTATAGGTTCGTAGGGTATTCCAATCCTTGGCTGTCTCCCATAGAGAACTAAGGGTGTCCAGGGCTTCAGATTTGGGGCCTAAAACCCCCCTAGATTCAACGCTGTCGGCCAAAGGAATGAATACATATTTTAGGAGAGGTTTTGGAGCCTCTAGAGAGGTTTTTGGTGAGAGCCTTGAGAAGCCCAAGGACCCCGAACTCTGGGGACGTTCAACATACCGGATTTCCGGTTCTGGTACAGTTTTCCGCCCCAGAAAGAATCCGGCTCCCAGGCAAGCGAAAGCCAGGGCCAAAAGCCTGAGTGCTGTCTTTAATACGTCCATATCACATTCTGTGGCAGGGTGTCATCGATGTCTACGTGGATAAACCCACTTGCAACCCCAATCCGTTTGACCCCGCAGGAGAGTGCGGCCTTTACGATTTTTGCCCTCAGGGTTCCTGTGGTGCAAGCAAAATCGACTGCAAGCCCCCTGGTATGGGCCCCATTGCCGGACCGGCCCTTCGACAGCTCCCATTCCCGGGTCCGGTAGGCACTCGTGATGGTCAGTGACTGGCCCACCTCTTCCCGTATACGGTCCATTATGTCCAGGAATTTCTGGTCCATGTTGTCGATACTGCATGAAGGGGAGCAGCATTTGAACTCTCCCGGGCTAAAGTATTTTGATGTCTTCATACTATTTTTGTTGATTAGATGTGCATTTCAGCTCAGATATGATTTTCTGGGCGTCCTTTTCGTCAATGCACTGTACTATTTTGCCGACCATGCTGGCGATGTCTGCAGCGTGGCTCTTTTTCCTGCGCAAGTTTTCCAGTACACTCCGCCCCTCGATGAGCAGGACCCCCAGCGTACAAAGCAGGGCGCAGTATGGGAGAGCATACCAGGGGAAGAACAAGCCAAGGACATCAATCAGCACCCCAAAGAGCACCACCCTCAGATAGTCGATGGTTTTGGTGACCGTTCGCCTGAGGGATTTACTGCGTATCTGTTCCTTGTTGGCCCTGGCAGCATCTACCCCCGTCCATAAGTCTATAAGGGCTGCAAAAATGATAAGGATACAGCACACGAATATGACGGTGGTATTGTAGGAGAGGACATGGAGCATTCTGCTCTGGTCCTCTGGGGTGAATACTGCAAACTCCATAGACTACGGCTGTATGAGGTCCGACGGGGATGCAAGCTGCTGCATTGCGTTAAATGCAGCTGATACACTGGCTTCGGCTTCTGCTTTAGTCCCGAATGCAATGTTATGGTAATCCTCCATGAAATGGAACCCCTGCATCGGGATGAGTGGGTCGAGTATTATGTTTGCCCCAGCTGTCCTGATAGCAAATACCCGGGAATAGAGCTCCAGATTGGCTTCGTTTTCCGTGTCACCCTTGATGATGGTGAAGCCTTCGCCATACGTGCTTTTAGATACCTTAATCATACCTATAATTTTTTGCGGTTAATCCTTAGAGAAAATGCCGGGTTCCTTGGGGGCACAGTACAGGAAGGCAGAAGGCCGAGGGCCTTGATGTATTCCATTGCTTTTGCAAGGTAGGCCTCGCCAATCTTCCGGGCCTCTGCTGCGGTTCTGGCAATCACACTGTCTTCCACCTCCGTGCTGAATTCCCCGTTTTTATACCTCACCCCAAATGCCGTAGGATTGACAGGGTTGTTCATGATGAAACGGGCATAAGCGAGATATGCTATGCCTGTCCGGAGCCCTTCTGTCATTTGCCCCTTGCCGCAATCATCTGTATAATACCCCCCGTCGAGAAGGGTCTTTGCGTCTTCTGCCGTAAGTTCTACCTGCTCCCCGTTGTCCTTGGTAAAGACGAATGGCCCGGGAGATGAGAAGTCAGTCTCCTCAATCCATTTGTAGAGAGTGGCTCCCAAGAGGTCTACAAGCCTCAATGATTCTGCCTCCCGGATATACGGCTCAATGCGTGCGGGGTCGTTTATGTTTTCAGCTATCGGCCTCACTTTTCTGAGGTCCTGTGGTTTAAGTATCATTTGGCAGTATTTTAGTGATTTCATCATCGTACAGCCCGAAAGCAAACTTAAGCATGTTTCTCTTTTGCGTCAGTGACAGTGACTGGTCCCTGAGGATTTCGAGGACCTGGGTCATGTTGTCTTTGCCAAGTCTGTCGGCGATTGATTCCCCGCCATTATATGTCAGGGACTGGATTGTGAAGTCGGGTTCCGTCAATGGCGCCCACCAGTATGTGAACAGGAGTTCAAATCCTTCGGAGAGTTGCTGCCTCTCCCTTACGGTCACGGAATTGTAGAACTTGTAGGCATTGGTCATGAGGTCCGCCCCGAATCCAGCTCCGACGTTGACCGCCCTAAGGATAGGAGGCTGCTTGAAGGCCTGCCCTATATTCTCGGGAACCGCTGCCTGTGTTGCAGTGAATGACTTGTCATAGTTAGTGCCGGTGAATGGAATGAAGGACGGGACTTGGTCTTTGTTGCGGACCTGTGTGTACCAAAGCTGAGATGTGTTCTCATCTCCCTGGAATGCTTCAAGCTCGAGCTGTTTTTCCTGCACCTGCTGGTCACTCTGCTCCTCGTCCTTGACGTCTACCAGGATTCCTGCGGCGAGGAAGTTGGAGCATACGTTTCGGCCTGTGACGTTCGCCAGGCCTTCTTCGGTGCGCATGTCAGTGACCTCTGCGATATATAGCGGGAGTGGATAGGTAGGTGTGCCCTCAGAGTCCCCCGACATATACAGTATCTGTCCCTTGTACCGGTCCCATCCCCCTGCAGCATTCACCTGGCCGAGCACAACATCCGGGTCGGGGTCGAAGAGATTGAACCATTCTATATCAGATGCTCTCCAGGTCCTCCTTAGCTTGTCCCTCCTTCCCCAGTCCGGGTGGTAGGCCACTGTGGTTACATTGCCGCATTCATCCGGCGTGTGGAGTCTAAGGGTTTCAAAAGGGATGTGTGAGATGGAGCTCACTTTCAGATTAGCATTATAATTGACGTGAATCGCGAAGCCATGCCATTTGGCAAAATCCTTTGCCACCATGCGGAGCACCTTGTTAAGCGAATGCCCTCTGCTGTTCACCGTGATTTTACCAACTCCTTCATCCCTGAACCCTTGGCCATAGAGGAAATCGTTGTATATGCCTAGGCATGCATTGCCAGTCTTTGATGCAGTGACTATCTCATCGACACTCTGGGGAAAGTCATTGGATTCCCCGTAGGACTGGATATGATATTGCCTCCAGTCCTGGACAGTGAACTGCCTCTGTGTCTTTATTTGTGCTACCTTCATAATCCATGTCCGGTTGTTAGAGGGAGGGACGGGAATCGAACCCATCCACTTTCCATCTACTTAGTAGATTCTCCCTTCAGCGAGGCCTTTGCCTCTTTATATGCCCTTTCGACATCCATCTTCCTCAGCTCCTTAGCTTCCAGTTCCATCGCGTAAGCTTTGAAGACGTCGTCTTTTGTCATGCCTGCCGCGAGGAATTCCATGACCTCTTTGACGAGCGTGTCGTTTTTAGGGGCCTCTGGTGCCTCTGGTGCCTCTGGTGCCTTTGGTGCCTCTGGTGCCTCTGGTGCCTTTGGTGCCTCTGGTGCCTCTGGTGCCTCTGGTGCCTCTGGTGCCTCTGGTGCCTCTGGTGCCTCTGGTGCCTCTGGTGCCTCTGGTGCCTGCAGGAACTCAAGGGACTTGAGCACGTCAGTGTTTGACGCAAGTTCTTTCTCCAACGCCTCCACCCTCTTGCGGGCTTCTGACAGCTTGGCCTCCGTCTGGGCCACGGCCTTTCGTAGGCCTGCGATACGGATGTGGAGAATCCGGGAAGCTTCTTTCTTGTCTCCCGCCCCCTTGCCGGCCAAATACTTGCTGAGTCTGTCCTGAATGTCTGCCGGCACTCTTGCAAAGAGGTCGAGGCACTTAGGATTGTTGGCAATGTGATATAATGCCAGCTCCTCGGTCATGTTCTGGGGAGTGAGGATTTTATTGAAATCCTTGTTGATAGGGTCGTGCAGCACCACTCCGGGGAGAAGTGCATAGTCGGCAGTCAATTTTGCAATTTTGTTCATGTCTAATCTAATTATTTCAAAGTGAGCGGAAAGTAAACAGAATCCGCACCCCCTTACCTCTTTGTGAAGGTATTTTCTTGAAAGGGCGCGGACTTGTTCTTCCCTGTTGTAGTCTACTTTCTTGCCCAGGTCCTTGACATACCTGTTCTGCTCTTCCCTGGGGAGAGAGTCATACCAGTCCCTGTATGCCAAAAGGTCTTCAAGCATTATGCTGCAGGGCTAAGGAGAGCGGTGATTGCCGCATCAGTTGCAGCTTCGTTCTCGGAGTAAAACGACTTAGGGAGGGTTTTCTCCGGAGCATTGGAGTCACTGGCGAGAGTGGCCTGATATACTACGTTGTCGGCCATGTCGGTACCGGTCGTAAGGTCTGAGAGCCCAAGGCCAGAATCCCAGCCGTACACTTCGTATTTGACCTCCCCCACAATCCCGTGCTCATTGTTTTCGACGATTGCTACCACCTTGGCGTTCGTCAAGCCGTTGACAAATTTCTTTGCGGCTTCGGACTTCTGGAATATGCGTACGATTACATTATGAGCATGTGTTCTCACGTAAGTACCTACGTTGATAGAATCGCTTCCGACTGTGGCGTTCGGGAGGGATTCGACCTCATAACCCTTCGTGCCTTGCTTCAGGACAATGGAAGAGATTATGCTGTCCCCTGCTACTGACTTTGATTTGTCAATGTCTGAAAAATTGAGGAGGATTACCCGGGGGCCGGTGCCAGGCACTGCGAGTGCCTGACATTCCTCCAGAGAAAATCCTACTTGAATCTTTGAACAATCCATATCGATTACAGTTTAGATTCCGAGGGTGAAATATTTTGGGTTGGTGAGTTTGGCGTCTGCCTGCCCCATTGAACGTATGTAGACCTTCTTGTCCTTCTGGTCGTACCAGATTCTAAGGTCGCCCATGCGGGAAATGTCGTCCACGCCAATGCCTAGGACGCTCTTTGCGGTGAAGAGCATACGGTGTGGGTTGTTGAGCTTGGTGCCAGTGTCCTCACCTACTGCGATGAGCTCGTCCCAGATAGGCATTGCGATGACTGGGATGCCTTTGTACTTGAGCGCTTCCATTCCGTTGATGAGTGCCATCCTTGCTGACTCAAGGCAGCATGCACTCATGAGGCTCTGCTCGTATGCGTCGTAGACTGACTGAGTTACGAGAATGAATCGGTCTGTAAGGTTACGGAGCTGGAGCGGTGCGCTGAAGACCAGTTTTGCGAGATAACCCTGTACGTTTTCTGGCTTGAGCTCCTGTGCCGCATAGGTAGCACCTGCGTTCTCTGCTATAGTCACAGGGTGCTGTGCCGGATTGGCCGTAGTCTGGGTGATAATCTGTTTCCAGAAGCCGTCCAGAATTGTGTAATAGTCCAGGTCGAGGCCTGCGGTAATTACTCCACTGTCTTCGCCAACGTGCTTTGCTGCCGTGTCGCCGAACCAGAACATCCTGTACCAGAACTTCATAATCGATTTCTCAAGGACCTCGAGAATGACGTTCATGTAGTCAGTGTCCGTGAAATCAGAAATGTCAACGCCTGTTCTGAGAGAGTAGACCGTAGCCGCAGTCTTCAGGTCAGTGTAACACTGAGAGAGAAATATTTCCCAGGAAGTTGGCTCCCAATTAACTTTGCGTGTGTTGATTTTCCAGGGTTTTGTAGTTGAGTCACAGCCTGCGTCTTTTACTCCGACCATGCCTCCCTCCCCGATGAAACCAACTTCCGTGTTAGTCACAATGTCTGGGAAAACTGTGTGGATGGTACTAAGTTCAGGACCCTGTATGGTGTCCTCCATTACCATCTCCGAAATTGACTCAATCACCCTCCCTACGAAGGTGAATTTGTCCATGTCAAGGAATCCGCCTTTTGCCATATTCTTTTACTTTTTGAGATTCTTTGCATTCCTGACCTTTTCCTGGGCTGCCCTTGCGGCTGCCTTGAGGTCTTCTACTGTAGGCTCTGTCTTTCCGTTCTTGCCGTCCGGAACCTGAGTGCGTCTCGGCTTTGGCTGATAGTTGCTGCCCTTGAAATTGTTGAGCTCAGTCTCAAGAGAGTTGATTGCCTCCTGTTGCTCCTGAACAAGGTTCGTAGCAGCTTCAAGCAAATCCTCGAGCTCACTCACACGTTGCTCCAGGTCTTCCTGGGATTCAGGGTCTTCGATTTTGGTGACTATGCCGTCTGTGACAGTAACTACACGGCCGTCTTCCAGGGTCACAGTCCCTGAGGTTTCGCCGGATGAGAGGGTTGCCTCAACTCCTTCGGCCAAATTGTCCTCGTCCCCTACTGTGGAGAGAACTACATTGCCGTCGGCGTCAAGGTAGTCAAAGTTGGCAGGTTTCCCCGCCTTCTTGTTCCTGAACGCGGTGACCTTGTCCATGAAGGCCTGGAACGCGTTGGATGCTGGTTTAGTTTCCTTTGCCATTTTGTTGAAAAGTTGGTTTGTATTATATGAATTGATTTTCGAGATAAATCCGAGTTTCAGGAGGGACTGGGCGTTGTGGGTCTTCTCCTGTGCCATCACCTGCTCCATCGTCGCCCTGTCATTGCCTGTCCTGTCGACATACACGTCAAGGATTGCATCCTGTTCCATCCGGAGCATCGCTGCCACATCTTCTGCATCGTCTGCATTGAGGAAGTCATACACTGGGGCGTATACCTTATGTATGAGGGCCCGGCAGTTTCTGTTTGCGGACCTGTTCTCGGCCGGAGCTGCGAGAAGGAGCACCACCGCCATTGAATGGCATCCCCCAGTGATGTTGGTATGTATGTTCTTACCGGAATTGCGGAGCTCGTCATAAATCTTAAAGCCCTCCTCAACATCGCCGCCAATGCAGTCAATATTAAGGAATAGGTCGGGGTCATCCGGGTATTTTTTAAGGATTGCCCGGATAGTCTCTACTGAGAAGACTTCCCGGGGCTCCCCCCAAAGTTGGGCCCAGAACTTCTGGACCTCATTATTTATCTCGCCCTTTATGTCTACAAATATCATTGCACTTCAAGTTTATCGTAAATGTATAAAATAATTGTGAAAAGTTGATGCCTGAGCGGCATTTTCCCCCGAAAAAGTTCTACTCAAAATGTGCCTGCGGCTTCAATATCCACGTATTTCGCGTCTTCTCTCCGGATGTCCTCGATGGTTGCTACCACCTTGACCTCAGCAAAGGCATCCCTGATTGTGTTCTTCATCTCCCCCGCAGTAATACCCACTGAGGATGGTGCCGCTGAACGGATGGTATAACCACCATCGGAACCAGGCCTCGTGAATGGAACACCCCCGCCTAACTGGTTCAGGGCAGAGAGCAACGGGAGGAACATGGAGGTCGAGCGTTTGTTGATGACAGCCTCGCCTCCTTCCACCTCGAGCTGCACTCCCCCGTTTGCATGGCTTGGTCCCTGGACATACCTGCCCCTTGCAGCCTGTGGCAGAGGCTGGGCCAGGACTGCCGCTGCCTGTGCTGCTCCCATGGCTCCCACGATGGCTGACCAAGGTAAACCCCCGGTCAAAGGAGACGAGGCGACGGATTGCATTATACCAGTCGCAGTGTCTATAGCTATTTTGAAGAGCGAGGCTATCCGGTCTCTTATGGCCTGTTGCCTCCCGATCTTGGCTAGCTCCTTCTCTTTCTCCTTGTCTGCTTTCACTTGCCTTGCGTTGTACTCCTCCTGAGTTATCAGCCCTTGCTCCAGTGAGTTGGCCAGAGCTGCTTCCTGGTCACTGTATCTCTGCTCAATTTCCTGCGTCCTCTGGGCGTCAAGACCACTGAGGATAGAGTTGAAAGAAGACAGGAGGTCCTGGGACTTGCTGCCGTATTGAGAGAACTGATCGATTTGTCTCTGCCATTCCTGGGTCTGGGAGTCGGCGAGTTGCTTTCGGATGCTGGCCTCTTTGTCGGCGTTGTCCCCCACAGCTGCGAGCTCTGCTTCCAGGTAGGCCTTGCGTATCTCGAAAACCTTGCGGGCGTTTTCCTCATTCTCAATGAGTTCCGTGTTGAGGTCAAGTTGCTTCAGGGCCCTGAGGTTTGCCTGCAACTTAGCCTCCTCGTTGTAGGTGTCAGCCCCGGCCTTCTTTCGGGCTTCGATTTGCTTCTGGAGGGCCTCGTTTTCTAGGGTGAGCCTTTTCCTGTCGTTGTCACTGGCTTTGGCCAGTCTTTCAGCGTACTCCTTAGAAATTGCGTCGTCGCTCTCTTTGATGAGCTTATCTTGCCCCTCTTTCCTTATGTTAGCCACCTTGTCCTGCAGGGCTTTCTCTAATTGCTCAGTAATCTCGGCCCTCCTGGTCTCGTAGTCTTCGTATTGCTTCAAGAGCTCGTCATACTCCTCCTGGGACATGCCTTCCGTCTTGATTGGCTTTGAGAGCTTTGAGAGGTCGTCGATGGCTTTGCGGTATTGGTCCGTGACTTCCTTCACCTGTGCTTCGGTGTCCGACTTCTGCGCGTCTTGTATAAGGGCCTTAATCCCCGACAGCCTCTCTTTTAAGGCTTTCTGGATTTCGGCAGTAGATTTCTTCTCAGCGTCGGCCTCGGCTTTGGATGATGCCGTAGTGACAGACTTCAGGCTGTTCCTGGCCTCGGCCAACTGGCCATATATGTCACGCGTCCTTTCATTGTATGCCTGTCTCGCTCCATACAGCTCTGCCTCAGCCCTAGCCAGTTCGTCGTTTGTCTCCTTGTCGTTCTCAGTCAGCTCTGCCTTCTTTTTGAGGACGGCGAACCTTTGCTCGGCCAGTGCCAGGTCCCTGTCGGCTATCTGTTTTTCGACCTTAGCAGCATCTTCCAGCGCCTTGATGCGCTCCTGAGTCGTATACTTGTCCTTCTGTGCGGCCTTGTTCTTGAGTTCCGATACAGCGAGCCGGTCTTTGGCATTGTCAAGCACTGCTTGACGCTCGGCCTTCTCGAGGGCAATCTCGTCCTTGGTTATCTGCTGCATCTGTTTGGAGGCCTCACTTACCAGCCCCAGGGCATCAGCAAGTCCTGCCAACTTTTCGACGACCCATGCAATACCCTTCCCCAAGGCCTGGAATACACGCTCCAGTATAACAGCACCCCCACTAAAGGCGGACATTGCTTGTCTTACTCTGTTCATGGTGTCCTCCGAGGACTTCAGGCTGGAGATTACCTTTTGAAGCACTGTGACGATGACCCCGAGGATAGCTATTATCGGAGTCTGCGACATTACTTTGAGTGCCGAGGTTGCGTTCTTAATCGGATTGATTACCTGGTTGGTCGTTCCCCCGAACTTGGAAAATCCATCAATGATGCTATTGGTGTAATCTCCCACATTTCTTTGGAACCTTCCCGTCTCCCCCTCCGCTTTCTTGAGGGTGTCGGTTACTGCCAAAATCTGCTTCTGCATCTCCTGGCCAATCTTGCCAGTCCGGTCAGCTTCACTCAGCTCGTCGTAGGCACTGTTGAGATTGGACAACTGGGCCCGGAGAGACTTGAGGCTGCCCTCATTTTCCCTTTGAGCCTTGATGTCATTCTGTATCTCTTTCCGGTACTGAGACATCTGGGAGGAGACATCCCGTATCTGGGCCTCGTAGGAATAGTAGGCCTCAGCCCCTTCCTGTGTGCTGAGGTCAAGTTCCTTCTGTGCTTTCTTTAGTTCCTGCGACTTTGCGTTCAGGTCTACGAGGGCCTTGATGGCATCCCCCGCATTTACCTTCACGTCATAGATTTTCCTTGTCGTTTCGTCTGCCATATCATATTTGGATTAAGTTTACATTCGTCAGTTTCCCGGGCATGTAGTTGGCTACTTTGGAAATGTAGAAATAGTGCCCATATTGTTCTAGCCATACAGGTTTTGACAAGTCCAGGGTCTCGATGTCCAGCTCGTTCAGGTTCACTGTCACCCGTAAGGCCTTTGCCTTATTGAGGACAGTGTCCCACAAAGGTCTGTGGTAATTAGCGAAGTAAGTTATGGGGACGCCCTGTATCTCAGCGACACTCACGTTGTCGACCTGTGCGATACTGGGATTGGGCCCCTGGATAAGCCGAAGACTCCGGGTCCCTCCTTCCAGCCAACGTACGATGACCGGGCTGTTCGGAGTCGAATATTTCAGAGTCCAGGACGCCCTTTCTGTGCCAGCCCGGTCAACTTCGTATATAGGAAAGTTAGGGGCCCAATCCTCGAGTCCGTTTTTCACTTCCGCTATTGCAAGGAATTTGGAGGTCCAAAGGTCCTTGGCTTCATCAAGATTACTGTCGTCCACTCCGAAGGTGTATTCGCTACGTATGCCATTCGTCTCATCAGGCTTCAGGCCAAAGGTGTTTTTCTGCGCGTAGTTGCCTACCTGGTATGTCAGTTCTTCTTTGCCCGGAACAACTTTGCCCGACCAGTCGGCGGCTTGCTCCTTGCGGTCAATGACATAGCTAAGGGGGTACATCAATATACTATTCTTGACCGGGTTTACCTGCATCGTCAGGCCATATACCCTCATGAACTCCTGCACTATGTCAGCCCGGGTGCTGAATCCAAGAGACGCCAGGAGGTCATACTGTACTCCAATGGCAATGCCCTCTGTCTTTCTCGGCGGCACTGTAGCCACTAAAGCCGTAGCAAACAGTTGACCTGATGCACTTGTCCGGGCGACTCTAATCCTCAAGTTGTCTCCGGCCTTAAGGCTTATGGGGAAGACCTCAGTAGTAGAGGCGTTGACCTCATAGTTGGTAATCACGTCCACCCCATTTTTTGTGACGTTCAGGATTGCAGAGGTGTTCGCCAGAGTGTATTGCATCCGAAGCAATATGTTGCCATCCCACGGGGCGTAGTACAACAGTTCCTTGTTACCTTTTACAGGACCCCACATGCCGGGGATCGGAGTTCTTGAAACCCTCCAAGTGACCCCACTAGAAGATGCTGAGGTACCCCCCTCAGCTTCAAACGGTAGAGCAGCTACATCCCATTGGACGCATTTGGGTATCAGTGCCGGGATATAGTCATGCTCTCCGGGGAGCTCCTGATCGGTAGTCGGAGGCAGGTCTAGGTCATATCCTTCTTGTTTAAGAATCCATCGTACCACGCCCTGGAAGTTAAGGACGGGGTACACTCTGTCGGGGGATTTGATGTAGCCCTCCGGGGCACCGGCATCATCTAAATATAAAAGGTTTTTGACCAGATTGGCATACACCCAATGGTAGGCGATGCCGTTAGGGAGAGTGCCCGAGGCCTTGATGCTTGAATTCATCCACACCATCCCGAAACCATCAGCTTCCACTGTTTCAGTCGACTTACTTTTGAGGACTTCTACCAGGCCGGCATTGCTCCCAAGTATCTGGGCCTCAATAGAATTCGCCCTCAGGGAGATGACCCTGAGGATTGCCCCGTAGGGGGACACCCTAAGTCCATCCGCGAAAAATTCACACGGGAAACTGCGATAAGGAAGTTGAGAAGCCGATTCAGCCCCAAGCTGTATTCCCAAGATGCGGTCGTTCCTCAATGACCGGGGGAGGGATATGGCCCGGGAATAGCTGGCGTTGCGGTCCTTGAACTCTGCCAGGGTGTTGACCTGAAAGTTCATCGCTACTGTCCCAGACGGGGGGTCAAGGGTATTCCATGCCCCGTTAAGAAATATGCTAAGTTTCTGAATCATATCAAATGCGCATTGTTAAAATTGTGTATACGGATTCATCAAGGTGAGTTCCAAGTCTATCTGGCCCCTCGAAGCCTGTGTGTTCCACACAATGTCTGTGCTACTGACAAGGCAGCGGGTGAAAAGTTTGCGGGGCGTATCATACACCTGGACGTATGGAGATGTGGCGATTTCCCTGAGGGACATGAACCCCGTCCGGTCAAGCTGCTCTGCGCCACACGTGACATAGTCGGTGACAGTTGGGGACAGTTCCCCGTCGGTCTCAACCGCATTCAAGTCTGAAGCATTGGCGAGCCGGAACGTGTCGCCCCTTTTAGTTCTCTGCCCAAGCCCGTGGAAACCCTCGAACATGTAGTATTCCCAGCCCCCCATGCTGTTAATCCATCGGACATATATCGGGACGTCCGGGATGCAGGCATCCCCGAATTCAATCGTCAGGTCTCTGCAAGTCAAGCTGGAGAATCCAGCACAATCGATTAGTCGGATAATGTCCTGTGAGAACATGAAGTGCTCCTGTGAGCCATCGACCTTGGTAACCGTGAAGGCGGTCTTATCCAACCGGGACTGCAAACCTACGTAAAGGGGAAAGCCTTCATATCTTTTCAGGACGGCTTTCCTATGGTCTTCTGTAAGGAGGGTGCACAGGATTTCCGGGTAGCCCCAGCCCCTTACATTGTTGTCTTTTCCTCGGGGAGGGATTACTCTCTGGGGAACGACACTCGAGGAAGTGGAAGAATTTGAAAGCTCCACCGCCTCCCCTGACAAAAGGTAATCGGTTATCATGGGGATTGAAGGAACCCCGGGGACATGTCTTACAATGGTCTCGTCTACAAAGGCTGTCCGGAGTATGCCCGAGATGTCAAACTTTGCTACGCCGTTCCCCCTTAAAGCCCTGGTCAATGTGACCTTTTCTTTTCCCCCGACCCTCACGTTCAAGTCAGTAAGGTCCTGGGTCACGATGACAGGGGCATATGGGGAAATGAGTCTGTCTGGAAATATCGTCATATCTTAGTTACTTTAAGTAGTCCGGTAAGAAGTTCTCGTCAATTTGGGCAGTCATGAAAGCGTCAAGCTCCTTCTCAAGCATCTGCTCAAAGTCTGACTGTGCCTCGCTGGTAAGGTCAATGTAGCCGTGGTCCCGGAAGAGCTTTGAGCCCTCGCGTCTGATTTTCCAGGCCGTGGCATTGGCGAACCTTACCAGCTCCCTAGGGTCTTCAAATGTTATGCCTTTCACGCGGGCCCATTCCATAAGTATGTCGGGGAGGTTCGCAGGCACCTTGCCTGGCCCTCGGCCCCTGAGGAGAGTGTGGAAATATACGGGAGCGGTAATTGAGCCTTCGACAGAAAGGTCATTGCCTTTGACCTCGACAATGATTTCCTGGTATGTTTTCCCCGAGGCCTCCTGCCCTGCGTCCTGGGACTTGCGTATTATCTCCTGCCTCATCTTCAGGAGGCCGTCCCCTATAGTCTGCTGGAGTTGCGTCACTGTTGCCATCATCTCGCCCTCCATGGCTTTCCGGCCTTTTCTTTCTCTCTCCTCTCCCTCAGCCGCTTGAGTCTTTCATGGAACAGGTGGCTCTGGAGATTAGTGTAGAGAATGTTGAAGACCTTTCCGTATTTCCATCTAAGTATCTCATCGGGGTCCTTCCCATAGTCCTTGGCTAGTGCCATAATGGTGCCCATCTCCCCCGTCAGCTTGGACAGCTGCCCAATGCCCGCCGACTGCTCTTCCTCCGTAGGTTCATACCGCAGTTCTGATGCTTCTCTCTTCACCCAGTATGTGAGGCCCTCGATGACTTCTGCAAAGTAGTCAATGCTCTGTGGCATCTCGGTCGTCTTCCACCCGGGGTCAAGGCATCTCATCGCGGCAATCATCTTCGCTGCTTCGGAAAGATGGACATCAGTCAAGATGTGCCCGAGCTCTATCCTTTGCCCGAACGTCATCTGGCCGCCTCGTATGTCGATTCTTGTCATTGTGCTGAGTTGCTTGTAGTTATCGTGCCGTCAGCGGACAATTTGATGTTGATGTTGTCGGCAGGGTTATTGGTGTTCTTGACGAGCAAGCCGTACCAATCCCCGTTGATGAGGGATATGTTCCCTGCATACACACCTTTGTATGTGACAGGTATGCAACAGCCGTTGGCGAGGGGTACGCCCACCCCTGCCAGATTATCAACATATGTCTGTATCGCTGCTACGTTTGCTGCCTTATCATCAGGGGTATTGCCTGTCTTGATGGTTATGGCTTCGAGATGAGAGAAGAGGGGAGTGACGTAGAGAGAACCATCATCCGGGTTAATATACGCTTTTGTGAGTGTTTCAGAGCCTCTTGTTTGAGGCGCAATTCCTGCCCAAGCTAGATTTTCAAAGTCGTATATGAAAATAGCATCGACATTATTGTCACCGTACTCATATATCCCGACAAACCTCGCTCCATCCAAGTCACTTGCGCCCGTCAAAGCCTTCCAATCTGTTTCAAACTTGTCAAGTTTTGCTTTCCTATCTGCATCTGTGCCTGTGAGGTCGATTTCTTTGAGGACTGGGGCGAGGGTTGATTTGTTGGGATAACCCGAGCCGCCGAGAATGTCTTCAAGACTAAAACTAGATTCCGATATGTGCAAACTGTGGGGGGGTGTTTTATCTATGAATATGTCAGCCCGTTGGAAAGCATAATCCGATGCGGCTGTATTATCAGAACAAACTATCGAAACAAATGTGAAATTGAGAGTGTCTGTTATGTTTCTGTCGTAGAGTGTATTAATCGCATCATCGCTATTCTTAAACACCACATCCACATTATCACTCAATAACTTCTGGTATGTTTCTTCATCTACTTCGGTTGTATCTGGAGTAAGGATGATAGGTCTGCGGGCTCCTTTTGCAAGTTTTGTAGATGTTACTGCACCATCCGCGAGTTTATCCGTTGTAACAGCCGCCGTAGCTATGTGTTCTGTGTCAATCACTCCTGCCTCGTCCTCAAGGGCATTGATGTTCTGGCGGGCCTGGGCCTTCTGGGCCTCGGTCAAAGTCTGTTCATTGTAGCGGACAGTATCATGGTAGATTACAGACTCTGACCATGCACCGTCCTTGAACAACAGCTTGCGCATGTTTGCACCTTCAGGGACGTAAGCTACCATGAACGGAGGCGTAGTAAACGATACGGTAGCAACACATTGGATATCCTTGTAATTCACAAGGATGACCGTTCTCTGAGGGTCGTTGTTGAACTGCTTAATCGCTGCTGCCGCTGCTGTAGCGTTGCCGTAATTGATGCGGATTGCCTTAGACCCTGCGTCGATGTTTGTCTTTATCTCCCGTTGCTCCCCAGCCGTAAATTTTTGGTATTCCCCCGTCGTAAGGAATTTGCCCGGGGTGATAGTCTTAGCCCATCTCCCGTTGGACAACCATATTATGACCCGGTACCAATTGACAGGGCTAAATCCAGGAGTTCCCTGGGCATCGTTGTCGGGGTAATAGCCAGTGAATCGATAGCTCTCCCCTACTTTATAAGCTACCAAAGGGACATAGGTCCCGGGGTCCTCTTCACCACCAGCTGCGAAATACATTACTGACGAGTCTCTGTCAGCAGCTAGAAACTTATCGACTTTCTGCTGGACGGTCTCATGGGTATCCCCCGACCAAATGACAATTTTACGGAGCCCGGTAATACGAAGGCCCTCGTCTTCGAGAGCTTTCTCGACTGTGGTGTCCCTGTGGCTCACCTGTGACGAGGTGGTATGCGGATTGAGAGGCACCCGGGTGCCCTCTTCAAAAAGTATAGTGTCTAATGCTTCCATGTTGCAAATGTAATATAAATTTATTAATCTCTATGATTTTGATGTCCTTATTACTACACGATGCCCTCGGTGGTCCAGTACCCTTGGGCCCCTGTGGTCTACAACAAACGACCATTTCGGTCTGTAGGCGTCGAGGCACCACTGTGACCAGACCGTCAGTTCGATGCCGACACTCACCTCGTTGGCATCGAATCTAGGTGAAGGGTAAACTACTCTGACGTTCTCAAGCATTGTCGGGAAAGTCATGCCTATCCGTGAATTGCGGAGCTTGTAGAGGAAAGGCCGCACGAACTGCTCCTCAATCTGGTCCCTCAGCTCAAGCCTTGCAGTCGTAGGGCTTTCATGGCTGAACGGGGTGTCGCCCTTGTAGGCATCGTTGGCCATAGGCTCAAACTTGCAGAAATAAATCATCAGGGGGAGCCGCTGTATCTGGGCTCCTACATACGGGATGTCATAATACCCCTGGGTGGGCTCCTCCACGTATATGAAGTCATTGCTCACTGGGTTGCCCTGGCTGTCCTTCATGGTATTTCCGTCGTCGTCCTTTCGGTACCGCTCAATGGTGTCCACCTTGACGTTGAGCATCCGGGCCACGTCACATTCAAATACCGGTATGGGGTACAGGTCCTTGAGCATCCTCTTGATTTCTTCGATGATTGGTAGTGTCATCTCTTTTTTGGTGCTATTATCCGGGCTGCCTTAAGCCCCGCAGCCTTTGGGGCTATCTCGAACACCATCCTCATTATCAGCATGTCCAGAAGGTCTGGGGACCTACCGAGGATGGCCTTCATTGTGTCCTTGCTAATCAGTTCCTTTTTCTGCTCGGAGGAGTTGGTGTTCTTGCTCTTGAGCACAGTGAGCTCCTCTTTCAGCTTGTCCGCCACCGACGGGTCGCATATCACCCGTATCTTCCTCTTGTTTATCAGCTCCGCCAGCTTGAAGGCACATTCGCTCTTCAGGTTGGAATAGGTGTCAGGGTCCAGTGCCCTGGAGCCCCCGTGGAACTCCCGTATGCCCTTGAGGTACGACTCCAGGTAGAACCCAAGACCGTCGGCGTCGGAGACGATGCTCGACCTCGGCACCCGGAGACCTATGGCCAGGCGCCTCAGCTTCTCCTCCATCTCCTTGCCCTCCGAGAAGCCCTTCACCACAGGGATGCGGAGGCAGAGCCCTTTCCAGGTCCCGACCACCCAGGTGTCACGTCCCTTACCTGCAAGGTCGGTGCTTATGAAAGGCTCGCCCTCGTCAGGGATGAATTCATTCGTGAACATGTCGCAGACTGCATCGTAGTCGACCAGCCAGTTAGGGTCGTCATCATATTCCCAGTTGCCAAACACAAGCCGCTCAATCTGGGACGAGGTCAAGGTCCTCAGGAGGTTGGGCACGTACTCCTTCGGGAGCATCTTGTTGTCTGTAGGGAGGGCCTTGACGAATTTCTTCCAGGGGGGCATCGTGCCGTCTTTGTCCGGCTTGTAGTAATCTGGATAGAGAAAGTTGTTGGAGGGGTTGCAGGTGATGAGGAGCTTGGGCGCAAGGCCGTACTCCTGATTTTTCCATCGCCCGATGGATGCCTGGAGATTGGACTTTGCCTCCCTCGTGAACTCCCCGCCCTCCTCAATCCATCCGCGGGTCATCTGCATGGAACCGAATCTCTCGTACATCGGGTCGCTCGGCTGATACTTGGCGTCGAGAAGGTAGATGCGGGAGCCGTTGGCGAACTCATAGAAATTGTATTGCCCATTGAACTTGTAGTAAGACGGCTTGATGTTCCAGATTCCAAGCACCTCCAGGATTGACGGAATAGTGTACTTGATTAGGTCAGCCGCAGTCTTGCGGGCAATAAAGTAAAAGGTGCCTGGGTACATGAGGGCGTCGCCAATTATGAGGCTGCACCCCAGAAAAGACTTGCCGGAGCCCTTGGACCCGCCGTAGAGGATGTCGGTAGTCGTCTTGTCAGCCCAAAGCCGTGCGACTTCCTTCTGCCTCTCGTTCCCCTTTGTGTCGAACTCCAGTACCCGTGCCATTTTACTTCACCTCGATTCCTGTTATCTGTTCAAAGGCCATCGTGCCAGTGACCTCGAGATGCTCCTTGCGCTCTTGGATAAGCTGGACCATCTTGGCCATGTAGGCCCCGACCAATGCCCCTTCCATCTGCTGGCAGTAGACCGCATCGTGGATGAGGCTTATTGCCTTGGCGCATCCAGGATCGGCTGCCATCTTCTCCCAGTCGTCCCTCCGGATGCCAGCAAACAGCCTGAATGACTCGAGCTGCATAGGCACTGACAGGCGGTCCTGGGAGACTGCCCCTCTCTTGTTGGTTGTCTCGGTCGTAAAGTACTGGTCCTCCATAAATTCAGCATACGTGATGAAGGCCTGCGCAAGGGTGAGGTCGTCATGGGGCTCAGGCAATTTGCCGGATGCCCTGAGGGCCTCTCCCTCTCGAATGTAATTTAGGGGTGTTAGATTGTACGTTGTTCCCATGCCTAATGTTTTTCCCAAATGTAATAATAAAAATTGAAATTAGGTGGGTTTTTGATATTGAATTTCAAATGCTATGCACCCATCGGTCCACGGGGGGCACAAGAAACCTGGGCTCTTGGGCCCAGGCAACTTGCCGCTTAGGCAACCCAGATGAGGGCTGCCCCAAACCAAAGGAACCTCACCGAGATTCCTGTCGGCAGGACCTGCCCATCATGCACAAGGGCCACTGAGGGAAGGAGGTGCGTGTACTTCGCCTCAGCCTCTGCATAAAAGGCCCAGTGCTTACCGAGCTGTTTGATGTACTTCTTTTTTGCCATGGTTTTCTGAAGTTATGGACCCGGGGCATCGGGCCCTTACGTTGTTCAAACCCTGATGCCCCAGGGCTTCGAGCTTGCGCCCGGCAATATCTTCTGTATGCGGGAGAAAACGGGTCAGTCCGGCAGCCACAAGG